CATCGAGAACAATGGTCCTCTCGGTGGGATCTCGATAAAAATGCACGAGACGGAGGGTCTCTGGAACCCCGAACTCGTCTTTGGCCACCTCCTCACGAGTACCAACTATGATGATTCCCAGAAGCGTATCGTCGGTGGTCGCAACGGCTACGGTGCCAAATTGGCGAACATTTACTCGACTGAATTCTCTGTGGTCATCAAGGACCACGAGACGAAACAGACCTATACCCAATCATGGTCTAAGAACATGACCGTGTGTGACCCCCCAAAAATCAAAAAACACTCGGGTGCTACGTCATCCGTCGCCATCACGTTTACCCCCGAGTGGAAACGTTTCGGAATGTCCAAGATGGACGATGCCATTTACAAAATTTTCCAAAAGAGGGTCTGGGATGCGAATATATGTACCACCCAAAACTGTAAAGTGAAGTTCAACGATGAACTACTCACCAAACAAACGTTCGAAGCCTACGCCAAGATGCACGAGGGTGTAGAGGAAGTCTGCTCGGTGAATACCGAACGTTGGTCCGTGTGTATCGGACCCTCTGAGAATGGAATGGAACAGGTTTCTTTCGTGAATGGACTCTGTACCAATAAGGGTGGAACCCACGTCGACCACGCCGCGAACCTCATCGCGAACGGTATCATCGACGAAATGGCGAAGAAAATCAAACTAAAACCTCAACAGGTGAAGAACGCCTTCAATATCTTCGTCAAGGCAACCCTCGAGAACCCGACCTTCTCCAGCCAGGTGAAGTCTGAGTGTACCTCAAAGTCCCAGAGTTTTGGGAGTAAGTTTGAACCCCCTAAAACATTCATCAAGAATGTGCTCAAAACTGGAATCGCAGAGGAACTCTTGGCCCTCTCCAAGTTTAAGGAGATGAAGGAACTCCAAAAGTCGGATGGGGCCCGCAAGTCTAAGATTACTGGTATACCCAAATTGGATGACGCGAACAAGGCTGGTACTGCGCACTCCAAGGATTGTACCCTCATCGTCACAGAGGGTGACTCGGCGAAGACTCTCGCGGTCGCGGGTCTCTCAGTCGTGGGTCGTGACCACTATGGGGTGTTCCCACTTCGTGGTAAGTGTAAGAATGTTCGAGATGTTTCCGTGGCACAACTGACCTCCAACCAGGAGTTTAACGACCTCAAGAAGATTTTGGGACTCCAGCAGGGGAAGGAGTACACTACCGTCTCAGATCTTCGCTACGGGCGACTCATGATCATGACCGATGCTGATAACGATGGGTCGCACATCAAGGGTCTCATCCTCAACATGATTCACTATTTCTGGCCGAGTCTCTTGAAGCTGAACTTTGTGGTGAGTATGGTGACCCCAATCATCAAGGCCTCCAAGGGGTCTGATACGAAATCGTTCTATACAGACTCCGCGTTCCGCACCTGGTACGGCGACGGGAAACAGGGGTGGAAAGTCAAGTACTATAAGGGTCTGGGTACTTCCACGAGCGCAGAAGCCCGTGAGTATTTCAAGAAGATTCAGGACCTCACGGTAAAGTTTGATGTGGACACGATGACTGATGAATCGATCGTTCTCGCCTTTGATAAGAAGAAGGCGGATGCGAGAAAGACATGGCTCTTGGAGAACACCGCGAAGGATGCTGACCAACTCGAAGTTCCCTATGGTCGCGTCAAGGAGTTGAGTATCTCCGACTTTGTACACAAAGACTTGGTGAATTTCAGTCTCGCAGACCTCAAGAGGTCTATCGCACACATGGCGGATGGTCTCAAACCCTCCCAGCGTAAAGTGATGTTCGCGTGTTTCAAGAAGAATCTCAAGGAGGAGATGAAGGTTGCCCAGCTGGCGGCATTCGTGGCGGAAAAGAGTGCCTACCACCACGGTGAAGTTTCTTTGGCGGACACGATCGTAAAGTTGGCGAATGATTTCATGGGGTCCAACAACATCAACCTTTTGGAACCGTGTGGTCAGTTCGGTACGAGACTCATGGGTGGTAAGGATGCGTCTCAGACGAGGTATATCTTCACGAAGTTGACCAAGGAGGCGCGGAAGATTTTTGACCCCAGGGATGATGCCGTGCTCAATTACCTGGATGATGACGGTCGCTCCATCGAGCCCGACTTTTACATGCCCACTCTCCCCATGGTTTTGGTGAATGGGACAGAAGGTATCGGTACGGGATTCAGTTGCTATGTGCCCCCATTCAATCCCGATGACATCAAGGAAAACATCAAGAGGTCACTCAAGGGTGAGCCGTTCGTCGCGATGCGTCCCTGGTTCAGGGGGTTCAAGGGGGTTGTCCACAAGGAGGAGGATACGTGGATGATGGAGGGTGTATGGAAATGGTCGGGAAGTAACATCGTGGTGACTGAACTCCCCCCCGGTCGATGGACCCAAGATTATAAGGAGTACCTGGACACACTCGTGGAAAAGAAATTGATTGGAGGGTACACCAATAACTCGACCACCGAAGATGTACACTTTGAAATCACGGAGTACGCGGGTAAGGATCTCCTCAAGGACCTCAAGTTGAGGAAGACCTTCCGTGTCTCCAACATGCACCTCTTCCACCCCACCAAGGGTATTCACAAGTACGCGAGTCCCGAAGAGATTCTTCAGGATTTCGTGGATCTCAGAATCGAACATTACAAGAAGCGGAAGGCACACCTCATCGATGTCCTCGAGAAGCGGGCAGAGATGTGCGACCATAAGTCGAAGTTTGTGTCTATGGTCATCGAGGGGAAACTGGTGGTGTTCAAAAGGAAGAAGGTGGAACTCGAGGCGGAGATGTCCTCCATCTTTCCCAAGATTGACGGAAACTTGGATTACCTCCTCAACACGAGGACGGTGGAGTACACGGAAGAGCGCGTCAAGGCACTCACAGATGAGGCGACGCAAGCGAAAGAGGATCTCGAGAAGATGATGAAGACGAGTCACATCACGATGTGGAAGAATGATATTAAAAATATGTGAGCAGTAAGTAGATATGGGTGAGGCTTCTAAAATTTCCCTCAAAGCTATTGGAAAGCAGGATACACATCTGCTTTCCAAAGACCCAGACGAATCCTTCTTTAATTATAAAACACAGAGACATTCAGAATTTAGGAAATATCACCGTGTTCATAACGTCATCAATAATGGAACTATTGCTGGTTGGCCATTTGCACAAACCATAAAGGTACCGTTTAATCCAATGAATATGGGTGACCTACTGAGTAACATGTATCTGAGTATCACGATGCCTGGTATAGACAACGGTAATTACGCTGATCAATTGGGGCGTCATATCCTCAAGAGTATCACGATGTTTGTCGATGACATTCAAGTCGAAAAGATCCATGATGATTGGGGAATTATCTACGATGAATTGTATCTCGAAATTTCTGAGAAAGTAGCGAATAGGTTTCTTGTAAATAGAAATATAGGTTTTGATGAATCGAGTCGCAATGATTCATATGCCCGTTTGAGTTCAAATTTAGTCATTCCTCTTCACTTTTTCTTTTCCAGGAAGTATGCGAGTGATGAATATTCATCGAATAAACCAAATAGGCCATACTTTCCCGTGTGTGCGATTCATCGCCAAAAGATTGAATTCGAGTTAGAGTTTCACAAACAGACATTTTTCACAGATTTTAACGGAACAGTAACTCTTCCATCCTTCAACATTGTTACAGAAGAGATTAGCGTCAGCCCCGAAGAAAGACAGTACCTGGCCAACGAGAAACAAATTCTCGTGACCGATCTCGTCCGGAAACATTCATCCGCGGTAAGTGAGATTGGTGTTTCCACGATCGTGAACAATCTCGTTCCAGATATTCCAGTAAAGTGTTTTCATTGGTTCTTGAGAAATACAGACTTTGAAGTTGAAGATGATGCCATTGGTGCATCCAGTACAAATGAAGAAATGTTGTTTCAAAATCGTTTCAACTTTTCCTCGAACGTGAGCTTCGACGATCAAACGACATTCTTCGATCCCATTATGGAATCTGCGAGTTTCCACATAAACGGTAACCGTCTTCCCAATGTGACCAAAACAAACCATAATTATTACAAATATCTCATCCCATTCAGGAACAGATTGGCTAGGCCGATTAGGAATATATATACATATAGTTTCTCGATGAATCCGATCAATGTGGAACCATCGGGAAACTTAGATTTTAGTCAGATACAGTCAGATAAAACAAATATAGAAGTGAAACTAGATCAAACAGAAGTGGATGTGACTACAAA